TAGATGCATCGCCAGTTGAAAACACAAGGTTCGTCACACCTTCAGTTATATTCTCAAGTACAGCATAGAAATCACCAGTATCTACAGAATTACGAGGAGTGGAGATTATAGAGGTATTACCTGTTAAGCTATTACCTGATAGTGTTATAGCCTCTGGTGCAGCGCCTGGGACTGTTATCATAGGATTACCTGATGTGGTTAAGTCACTACCTGTTATTATCACTTTAGACCTTTGCGAGTTGGTTCTACATAAAATATTAAACTCATCTGTGACAGTTGTACCCGCTAGACGTATAACATCGTACTCGGGAGCTGCTGGAGGTTCATTGTTTGAATCCGCTGGTTCAATATTTAAAACGTCAAACTCACAATTAGATGTACGTATATTAACCTCCACTCTATCCCCTGCATCACCTAACCTTTTAATGTACAATGTACTGAAGTTACTATTAGAAGCTTTGAAGTTGGCATAAGAGTTGGAGAGATGGTTAGAATATAAGTAAAGTTCAGTACCTTCCACTACAGAAGATTCTATTGTAAGATTATAATTATAATAAGTGATGTTATGAGTAGCACCTTCTAACAGGATACGTGAACCACCACCGATATTTAATGAAGTATCACCTAGAAAAGCTGCATTAGCTGGGTTATCCGCAACACGTATAGTGCTAGCTTGTATATTAACATCACAAGCATTATCATAAAACACAGCACTATTAATATCTAATAGTTTACAGTCTGTAATATTCACAGAGCTCTCACTGTTACCGATAAATACATTATGTATCTTTAAGTTATCTACATTACCCGTCTTGTTCAAGTAACACTTATCTATAGTAGTTACCCAAGGCACATTCGAAACAGAGTTAGCTATAAATATATTACTATTCCATACATCTTTAAAGGTACAACCTAATACGTCAACCTTATAAGATTTAGCTGCTGAAGTACTTGCCACTGAGATGTAGATACCATTGTTAGTATCTTCAATAGTGATACCCCCAGCTTGATCGTCCATAGTGACTGTACCACTATTTACTAAACCACCATCAAAGATTACGTTATAAAGTTTTAAACTGTCCCAACCATCCGTTTTAAGTTTAACATCACCTTGTACAAACTCTACAATATTACTAGAATTATTAATAGCTCTAAGTGTACCATTCTGAATAGTTAAAACATTCTGAGGTACTACATTGACCGCAAACTTCCTACCCTGTAGGTCTATAGTAATACCACCTTGTAAAACAGTCTCTGAAGGGTTATCCTCTAATAGGTCTGCAAGTTTCTGCATAGGTACACTATCATCAGCACTACCATCACCTACAGCCCCAAACTGCATAGGGCTAAGCACATTGGATACATATACAAACTCTGCAACCAAACCATTAGTTAAGTCTATAACAGTCATACCATCAGCAGTCCCTGAAGTAACAACCTTATAGATAGACCCACCTGTATCACCGAAAGAATGGTAGCCTAAAGTACGTACATAATCGCCAACCTCTAACAATTCATCTGCAACCATGTCGGCTACAGTGGAGTACTCTCTTAAGTTAGTATCTTTAAGGTGTTGTGCTTCTTGGTCTAAATAACGAGTCCATAACCCATTACTATTCAAGATCCAGTTAGCTTCTTCAGCCCCAAAGAAGTTACCTTTATCGGCTCCCTGAGTCTGCATAATAGTACGAGGCTCTATCTTATTGTTTGTTCCTGCCACTGGGAGGGTAACATCATTGGTAGCCCAATCAGGATAGCTTGTCGGTTTCAATTCTGGCATGTTTATCTCTTTTATAATTCTGTATTGTCAATATAACTAGTTAAGTGAGCTAGCATAAGCTAATGATACGAAGCTACCTTCAGTGAGTACATCTGGTTGTCCAGCTACAGAGGAGAAACCCCCATAGTTCACTGTAGAGGGATCTGGATTAGGGTCTGTTACACTACTGAAGCCAAAACCTCTAGCTGTGTTATACTCTTCTAAGTAGAGGTCTGTAACTAGTGGGAACAGTTCCAGTAACCTTTGAGTGCTCCCCTCTGGTAAGCAGAAACTGTTATATGTAGCAACTACGCCATAGGGTTCAAACTTATAGAAGGATACATTAGGATCACCACTAACGAGTCTGAACAATTGTATGATATCTTCTTCAGTACCGTTAGAGGTTTTACTTAAAGCTTTAACTCTAAGGGCTGTACGGTAAGCTTCATCACTAGAGGAAGTACGTTTAAGGTTTAACTTAGCACCGATATTATCTAGCTGTTGCCCTGTAGCGTTATCAATCCTACGGAGATTAAGAAGATCATACATAACATCTTCAGCTTCTTGTATCTCACCGAGGCTAACACTGATAAGGTCTTGTACATTAGGACTGTAAGCAAACTGTGAAGGTAGTCTCTCTAAAGCTTGTTCTTCACGGTTGGTTACGTGTTGAATCTTCTCTACTGGTTCTGGTGTAGTCATACTCTCTCCATTATACCCTTACATAACTAATACTTAGTGGATCTATCAAGGCAACCTCATCATAAGCTGTTAAGTAATCCGCACTAGAGTAAGAACTATCTGGTTGTGTAATTTCTTTAACTTCCACCTGAACAGATAAAAATGTATCGAAGTCTGGTGCAGCTCTGTAAACATAACTCTGTAACTGTCCATTCAATACAGGATCACCAATATCTAAACTAGCCGTGAATACCGCTAGAGCATCATTGATAACGGATTGTTCTTGTGTGGTAAGGTCTGCATTGTTTTTAGTAGTATATGTTATACGTGTAGATAGCTTCTGATTAGTAGCTGGTGTGTAACAAACTATAGTGGCATCACTTTGAGAAGATAACACCGTACCGCATACACTACCAGAGGCTCTTACATTGATAGGTTTCTTATCAAATAACGTTTGGAATATCTCATTAGAATCACCCCCAAAGATAACAGAATTGAAACTATAACTCTCAGCTTCAGGTGTATCCGTATCAGTAGTGTTCTCGTATCTCCTTACTTTAGAGACCCCATCCAACTGCAGTAATGCACCTTCTACAGCATTCCTAGTGGAACTACTTGTTAGGTCTATTATCTGAGTGTACCTGAAACGATACTCTGCATCTGTTTCTACATCACTACCTGAAGTCATCTGTTCTGTATTAACTATCTCTCGATAACCCACTGGTATGGGACTCAACCCTGTAACACTATCAGCAGGGACTGTGACTAAACCACTATCCATAGCCTCTACAGATAGTCTAGTTATGCGAGTACCTAATGATTTGTATACTGCTAGGTTTATTGTAGGAGTCTTTATAAATAATACGCTACCAGATAGAGGGGATAACTCTAAGTTAGTGTCATAACCTAAGTAGGCAGCACCCGTATCAGGGGAACCTGCTATAGTCTCTAACTGTATCTTATCTGATAAACTAGGATGACAACCCGCTAGGAAGTTATAAATAGGTACTACCACTTCAGTAAACTTCTCAGCTTCGTTAGTAGCAGTAACGCTGATAGATGCAGACGTACCACTTACTTCAGAGATACACGTTATGTTATATACTTCATTAAGTATTACATCATCTGTGCTTACTACAGCACCGTACACGTTATCTGTAATAGCTGTATCTACTACAGGGTTATACTTTATGTTTACATTTGTAGTAACAATAGATGTGGTAGGTATGTTAGTATTTACTGGAGCAGTACCATCAGTAGTTAGGTATGCAAAACCCGTACTAGGTTGCTTAGGTTGTCTGTACACACCCTGAGAGGAGAATACGTCATCTAAGTAAACCCCTTCAGCACCGTCTACAGTTTGAGCATTATACACACCTTCCAAACCTTCCCAGATATCCGCCACTTGTTCTGCATTGATAGCTATGTACTGGTAGATTAATGAATCATTATCTAAGTTTACATCATTACCGTATTTATCTTTTGCAGACTCTTTCATACTATCAACGATAGGTATAAATTGCTTCTTAACAAAGCCGTAAGGTGTTACACCATAGTCAGCCATTATATAATCTCTCTTATTTGTTTACGGGTTAGGTGTAACATCATTAGTATTACCTGCTTCCATATTGTCATCACCAGAATCTGTATTAGGTTCTCCAGCTTCAGTACTATAACCATAAGGTATGTTAGGTACGTCTCCGTCAGCATCTGTGAAGTATACACCAGCTTGAACTCTGTCATCATCTTCAGCCGCATGAGCTAACCAATTACCAGATTCAACCACATAAGGTATATTCGTAGGGCATAAGTCTTCAAAGTCTACTGGTACAGGTTCTGGGTAAAGTTCTTCTTCATTAGGAAGAGGGGTATCATAACTAACTGTACTACCATCTATAGCGGTAACTTCAAACTGTATATCGAAATCCCTAGCTCCTCTATCAAAGTTAGACTGAAAGAAGTCTATAGATTGTATCTCACTGTTATACTCTGCTATGATAGATAAGAAGATAGCGTCTATCTCAGGTTGCGTTCTAGGTCTACCTAATATAGCTTGACGGTAAGGAGTACCATAAGTGGTATCCATAAACCATTCATTCTGCCACATCTTAAGTGTGATGCTAAGCTTTTGACGTAAGCTCTCAGCAAGATTCTGTGTGGTTGTGAAGTCCCCGTCTTTCATAACAAGGTCATTCGTATATGGGTCTAAGAATAAATCAAAAGACATAAGTTATTCCTTGTTAGATTTGAGGATCAGCTGGACCAGTAGGGTTACCTGCTCCAGATGAAACATGAGTGTGTGCATTATATTTAGACTTGATATCATCCATATCAGCCCCAGCAGTTGTACCTACAGAAGCACCTAATACAGCCCCAGATGTTGTCAGAGAAGCTGCTGCTATAGCCGCTGTTGTAGTTACACCAGAGACCGTAAGAGTGCCCGTAACATTAACATTACCAGTGAGTTCTATAGTAGGGGCTGTTACTGTTGCAGAGCTTGCTGTAGCCTCTATACTAGCACTAGTAGTAGCTGTTATATTACCACCTGCTTGTACCTCAACCTTACCTGAAGTAACTATGGAAGTATCACCACCAGCTTTAATCTCTACAGTACAATCACCATTAGTAATAGTTATATCACCAGAGTTCAGATACTCAACCTTTACAGTCTCATTCTCTGTGGTATAATCTCCATCTGGGGTCATCGTTGTAATTACTTTATCATTCTGCAATACCACATTATCAGGATCAACCTCTATAGGTTTAGCTTCAGTGTAACTACAAGGTATCGCCACTATAGGGTACTCCCCCATCACTCTAAGAGCTTCTGAGTCATACACCTTAGACATATCACCTGCTAAGTATTGCTCTGTATCACGTTGACTGTAGAGTAGTGTAACTGTATCGCCAACCTTCACTGGCATAGTTATCTTAGCAAGTCCAGCATTAGCAGAGTAAACCATTAAAGGTATTTCTAAGTATTCAGCAAACTCTATAGTGCTGCCATCAGAGCGTCTAGTATTAATAGTAGGCTCTACATTAACCAAGCCTACAGAGAGTTTATCTACTGCTGTTATCTTAGCAGGTATACACGAGTAAAGCTCTAAGAATTTAGACTCTATAAACTCATGCAATATTTGTACTTCATCTAAATTAGTTGCCATTATCTAGGTTGCCTTATTTCTCGGTAAGGGATGTTTAAGTTGTAAGACTGTATAGTGTAGTCTGTAGGTTTGCATGTAACCTCAGAGAACCAAGTACCACCTTCGTAATCACCCATATGCTGTACACTCTCAACTTTATACACACCGTTAACCCCTTCAGATCTAATATCTACAAAGTTCTCTGGGCGTATATTACCATCTAACAACACTCAACACTTTAACTTTAACACCCACTTTAGAGGATGTACCATCTTTGGCTAGATTAGTAGATTGACCTCCAACAGAAGGACTACCTACCATACCATTCTCAGCATTGATTTCTATAACCTGTACGGAAGTACCAGCATTAGAAGGGACAAGAGTAGCTATACCATCTTGTATTGAATAGTTTAGTCCGAATGTATCGGCTATAGTAGTGAGGGCTTTATGGGATGAACCTGAAAAGGATTTAGGTGATTGGATTTCTTTATTAAGTTGGTATATAGGACCAGCAGCCAGACCACTATCTCCTATTAAGTCTCTAACAATAGTATCTACAGAAGTACCTTTAGGGTATGTACGTTTAGTGGAGAACTCTCTAATATTACTACCGCCATCACTTAAGGTAAGCTTCAGTCTATGTGTAACACCATCATCTTGCTCTTGTACGTTCTCGACAACACCTTTAAAGATTTCTGGTAAGGTTTGATCTGATTCGAATCCAGCCTTGAAAGTAATTATTGAACGTTGGCCTTGTGCTTGTTTCAACTGACCTAGCATCTCTTTAGGGGCATTCATAACAGTTATCGTGCTATGGTTAGCCGTTGAAGAGTTGTTCTTACCAATCTTGAATACTATCTGGTTATCCTTTAAAGTAAAGTTACTTGTGATAGTAAATAATTGGTCAGTGTTGCCAACGTTAACCTCTAAAGGTACACCTATAATTAATTCATATTTAGCACCAAAAGTAGGCATCATATCTCCTATGTGTCAAGTAAGGCGGTATCTGAAGTAATGTAGAGTAGTTCGAAACGTTTATCTATTCCGAAGTTATC